CTGTCATTCATGTAGGTCGAAACACTGAAACTGAAATGAAAGAGAAGAAAGATCGTGTTGACGATGCTCTTCAAGCTACTAAAGCTGCTATTGAAGAAGGTATTGTCCCTGGAGGAGGATTAGCTTTACTACACTCAGCGTATAATACAGTTTGTGAAACTAAAAATTATGATGAAGAATTAGGTTGTAAAATTATGCAATCAATCCTCCAGAAACCATTTGAACAAATTCTTATTAACGCTGGATTGGAAGATGAAGTACATTCTATTAAATACTCTATTTTAGATCAAGAAGATAAAAATGTAGGTTATAATATTAAAGCTTCTGAATTTATTGATTTCTTTGAAGCTGGTATTATTGATCCAACTAAGGTTACAAGATGTGCTCTTGAAAACGCTGTTTCTATTGCTGGTACTATTTTGTTAACTGAATGTACTATAGTTGAGAAACCAAAAGAAAAGAGTGAAGAGTCGCTTGGAGGAATGTCTGGAATGTTTTAAATTTAGGTAATGTCTGAATTCGAAACTGTTGAACAAAAACAGCTCATTGCTAAGAGAGTACCACCTGGTGACAGGTGGGCTCTCATTAATGAGCCTAATATTGTAATTTCTTCTCTAACAGAAGCATTAGAAAAATATTTTCAACAAACTAAATTTAATAAAGCATTTTATCTTGATCCTTTAGGAGGTGCTTTATATTCTGTAGATAGAGTAGAAATAGAAATTAAACCTGAACCAATTAAAACATTTGACTTCTACGGAGATGGCTATCAATAATACACTTTGGGTTGAAAAATATCGTCCTGATATTTTAGAAAATTATGTTGGAAATGAAAATTTAAAAGAAACTATTTCCAAGTATATTGAACAGAATGATATACAAAATCTAATTTTCTATGGACCCGCTGGTACAGGTAAGACAACCTTAGCTAAACTTTTAGTTAAGAATATTAATTGTGATTTCATCTATATTAACGCTTCAGATGAAAGAGGAATTGAAACCATCAGAGACAAAGTATCAGGATTTGCCAGTACAATGTCTTTTAAACCACTTAAAGTAGTTATTTTAGATGAGGCTGATTTCTTGACTATTCAAGCTCAAGCCTCACTTCGAAATGTTATTGAAACATTTTCTAAAAGTACTAGGTTTATCCTTACCTGTAATTATATAGAACGTATTATTGATCCACTTCAATCTCGTTGTCAAACACTTAAAATTATACCCCCTAGTAAAGCTGATGTAGCTAGACATCTCTGTAAAGTTTTAAGTCAAGAGAATGTTAATTATGATACTGATAGTGTAGTTAACATTGTTAAAAAACAATACCCAGATGTTCGAAAGATGTTGAATATCTGTCAAATGTCATCTAAAAAAGGTGAGTTAGTTGTTGATTCTCAAACTTTAGTATCAAGTAATTATATTGATCAAATTATTGAGCTATTACCTAATAATAAGTCTTTCAAACAAATTAGACAAATAATTGCTGATTCTAATGTAGATGATTTTGAAGCCCTATATAAGGCACTTTATGAGAGAATAGATGAATATACTATAAGAGATGCTGAAGCTATAATTATTATTGAAGAATATCTTTACCATGCTAACTTCAGAATTGATAAAGAAATAAATGTTATGGCTTGTATAGCTAAATTATTAACTCTTACAGGTAAAAAAGTTTTATGAGAGAGATAATAGAGTTTGGAGATCGAAAATTTCTTTTATATCGTACGGTAAGAGAGTTTGAAAAATTAGAACCTAACACCCTAAAAGAATATTGGTACTGTGATACAGTATTGAAAAAAGAAGATATATATTATTTTTGTAACGAAATTAAAGACATAGAATATGAAGAAATCAGAAACAACTAATACTCAACCTCAAATTGAGTTGAAAAACACCACAGCTATCCAAACTGAAAATGGAAGTGATATTTGGAAACAAGGAGTAGTTCTAAGACGAGTATCTCGTTTTATTACTAATAGTGCTGAAGACGCTATCCTTCCTATTCCTGTATTTTATGATGGTTCAACTGGTAAGATTTTGAAAGAATCTCTTCCACTTGACTTGAGAGAAGAATATGACACTATTTGATTGGTTAAAAGAGTTGACAGGTAGTAAACGTGATTGGGATTCCTTCTCTGATAAAGAGAGGGAATCCTTTAATCCGTATATGGTTAATCGTTTCCTATCAATGCATCAACCTTTTATTGAATTAGTTAATTATGTTCAAACTATTCCTTATACTGATAAGGAAAAATATTATAAAGTATATTGTGGTTTACTCCCCAAACAAAATGTTTGGCTTAAATATGTTAAATCAAGTATGAAACAACCCACCTCTGATCTTGTAGAAGCTATAGCTAAAATTTATGAGTGTTCTACCCGTGAAGCTGCTAACACTGTAATAGTATTAGATAATTCTGATTTGGAAGATATACTTTACAAAGCAGGTTATCAAGATAAAGAAATAGTTAAAATGTTTAAATAATGGATAGTATAGTAAAATCAATAATAAATCAATTTACAACCCGAGCAGAAACAGGTGAAACTAAATATGGTGTAAACATGGACCGAAATGATTTATCATTTCAAGAATGGATTACTCATATGAAACAAGAACTAATGGATGCTATCATCTATTTAGAAAAAATAGAAAAACTATATGGCGAAAAAAATACAGCCGCAGATACTAAACGAGATTAAAACCAAACAATTACCTGAGGTAAATTATGCTTACCACAAGGTAATCTCCTATTCCCAGATCTCTATGTTTCATAGTTGTCCTCATAAATGGGCACTCCAATATAGAGATGGGCATTATGATGAATCTCCTTCTATCCACTTTACATTTGGTACAGCTATGCATGAAACTATTCAAGAATGGCTTACTGTCATGTATGAAGGATCTGCGACTCAAGCTGACTCTATGAACTTAGAGGAACTTTTTCAAAGTAAGTTTATAAATTTATATCAAGAAGGATTTAAGAAAAATTCTGACACTCATTATTCTTCACCTGAACAACTAAGAGAATTTTTTGAGGATGGAGTAGCAATACTTGATTTCTTAAAGAAAAAACGAAACCTATACTTTAAAAAGAAAGGGTGGCATTTAGCAGGTATAGAATTACCTATTATTATAAATTTAGGTAAAAATGTAATATACAAAGGTTACATTGACTTAGTTTTATATGATGAGAAGAACAATAAATTTTATGTTTATGATCTAAAAACCTCAACTAAAGGATGGGGTGATAAAGAGAAAAAAGATGAAATTAAACAAATGCAACTTGTTTTTTATAAAAAATTTATTAGTGAGTTGTATAATGTTCCTCTTGATAGTATTGAAGTAGAGTTCTTTATCTTACGCCGTAAAATATGGGAGAATACCGACTATAATATAGGTCGTATACAACAACATAGACCGGCAGCAGGCCGTAATAAATTAAATAAAGCTAAAAAGATAATTGAGGATTTTATTAATGATTGTTTTGATTCTAATGGTAAACCTTTAGTTAAGGAACATGCTAAAATAGTATCTAAGAATTGTCAATATTGTCCATTTAATGATAAAAAAGAGCTTTGCAACAAGTTGCATTCTTAACACCTCCCAATATATTTATATACATAAATACCAAACAATTAATAAGTCATGTCAGATAAAGTTTTAACAAGTGTTAAGATACAACCAGAGCTCTTTGAAGAGTTTAAGGTTGCTTGTGTAAGGCATAAATTCTCATTACAAAAGCTTGCCGATAGGTGCATTCATTTATATCTTACAGATGAGGATTTTAGAAAAAAAGTTCACAATCATAATAATTTAGAAATATGAAACCAGGTTATATTCCAAGAGAAAAACGTAAAAAAATTCTCCTAATGTGTGATGACATTAGGACACATTCCGGTATAGGAACAGTTGCTAAAGAAATTGTACTCCATACAGCCCATCACCTTAATTGGGTAAATGTTGGAGCCGCTATCAACCACCCAGATGCAGGTAAAAGATTTGATTTAAGTCAAAACACAGGTGAGTTAGCAGGTATTGATGACGCTTCAGTTATTTTATACCCAAGTAATGGATATGGTTCTCCAGATCTAGTTAGACAATTAATGGACATGGAAAAACCAGATGCTATATTCATTATTACAGATCCCAGATATTGGACATGGTTGTTCCAAATTGAAAACGAAATTAGAAAAAAAATCCCTATTATTTATTTAAACATTTGGGATGATTACCCAGCACCATTATATAATGATGCTTTCTATGAGTCATGTGATTTATTAATGGGTATTTCAAAACAAACTGTAAACATTAATAAGTTAGTACTGGGGGATAAGGCTAAGGATAGATTAATTAAATATGTTCCTCATGGTTTAAATCATGAAATTTTTAGACCTTTAGATAAGGAAGATGAACAATTAGTTGAGTTCAAAAAGAACTTATATAAGGATAAGGAAATAGAATTTGCAGTTTTGTTTAATTCTAGAAATATTAGACGTAAACAAGTACCCGATACTATTTGGGCCTATAAGATGTTTGTTGATAAGTTGTCCTTAGAACAAGCTAAAAAGTGTGCTTTAGTTTTGCATACTCAACGTGTTGATGAGAATGGAACTGATTTGCCTGCTGTTATTGATATGTTGTGTGGTGATGATGAAAGATATAACATCATATTCTCTGATCAAAGACTTGATCCTTATGGTATGAATTTGTTATATAACAGTACTGATTGCCAAATATTATTAACTTCAAATGAAGGGTGGGGTTTGAGTTTAACTGAGGCTTTATTGGTTGGAAACCCAATTATAGCTAAT